TGTAGATCTTCTGGAGGAGCTTCTAATAATATAAGAACTGTTTTTTCAGGAATAAGAACACCAAGCAATACAAGTAATTTAGAATATATAGAATTTGCTACTAAAGGTAATGCAGCAGATTTTGGAGATGTTGCAGATACTTATGCAGCTAGAGCTGGATTTGCAAACACAACTAGAGGAATTACAGCAGGTGGTTATGATGCTAGTGATAATCTTATAAATGTAATAGAATATATTACAATGGCTTCGATTGGTAACGCTGCAGACTTTGGAGATTTAACTGCTGCAAGACAATCATTTTCTGGACATTGTTCTTCGACACGAGGTGTTTTTGGTGGAGGTTATGAGAGTGGATCATCTCCTTATTTTAATAATACAATAGATTATATAACAATTTCTTCTACAGGAGATGCAACTGACTTTGGAGATTTATTAGGTATTGTTGCTCAGCCTGGTTCTAATGTTAGTTCAAATGTTAGAGGTGTTTTTGCAGGTGGTGTTGTTCCAAGTGTACATAATGTTATTCAATATGTGACAATTGCCAGTGCAGGTAATGCTACGGACTTTGGAGATTTAACTGATGAAAGAAGAGCTCCTGGAGGAGCTAGTACTAATATTAGAGGTCTTTTTGCAGGAGGATATGCAAATCCTGCTCACGTTGCAACAGTAGATTATATAACTATTGCTTCAACAGGTAATGCAGCAGACTTTGGAGATATGACTGTTTCAAGAGAAGATATGGGTTCTGGTTCTAATGGACATGGTGGTTTACAGTAATAAAATAATATAGTACAATTCTATATATGAAAGAAATATTTTTCCTTAATGGATTACCGAGAGCAGGAAACACAGTGTTTGGTTCTATTATGAATCAAAACCCTAATGTTGCAGCAACAGCAAATAGTATTTGCGCTGATATGATGGGTGAATTGTTTATGCTTAAACGCACAGACATATTTCAAAATTATCCTGATCACAAGTCATTTGATAATGTAGCAAAAAAAGTATTTGAAAATTATTATAAAGATTGGAAACAAGATTATATAATTGACAGAGCACCTTGGGGATATCCTATAAATTTAAAATTTTTAAAAGAAACAAGATCTAATATAAAAATTATAGTTCTTGTTAGAGATATAATAGAAGTATTAGGTTCATTTATTGATTGGTCTAATAGAGAACCAACATCTTTTATTAATCAATATGCAGCTAAAACTGTAGAAGAAAAATGTAACATGTTAATGAATACAGATGGTCAAATTGTAAAAGAATTAATAGGTATAAAACATTTAATAGACCAACAACCTAAAGAAATATATCACATAGTAAAATTTAAGGACCTAGTAAAAGATACTGAAAACACTATAGATGGTGTATATAATTTCTTAGGTATACCAAAATTTAAACATGACTTTAATAACATAAGTCAATTTAAAGTAAACAATATGGGTTACGATGATACCATAATTGGAGAAGGGTTGCATACACTAACAACTGGTGCTATAAGTAACTATAAAGAAAAGTATGATGCGTATAGTATCATACCAAAAAGTATCATTGATAAATATAAACAATGCAATTTCTGGGAGGAAATATAAATGTCAAATAAAGATCTAATAATAAAAGAAATATCAAATTCACCGCTAGTTAAAAAAGAATACAAAGCAATGTTGGATAATATCCATACTACTTTGCCAGCGATAAAACAATCTAGCTCAAATTTTTATAAATCACACTCACAGTTTATGGGTGTTATGTTAGATGTTACAGCGATCACACCTATAAGATCAGTCAAACATACATTAGCTGAAATAGATAAAACTAGAATGGCTTTAGAAGAAGCTCATCTTAAGATGAGAAAAAAAGACATAGAGCTTAGAGAAAAAGAACATAAACTTAAAACAGATTTAGATATGACTGAGTTTGAAAAAGAATTACTTGAAACAGAGATTTTAGAAATACAGGTTAATATGAATAATATTCAAAACTCTATATCAGGTGCCATAAGAAAAATGAATTTTTTTACTAATCAATATAAAAGTATTCTTAAAAAACTAGGTAAAGAAGACATTACTGAAGAAGAGTATGAAAAGGAAGAAGCTAACTATCATGTTATGACTTGTATGAAACAAGCCCTAAATGCAGCAAGAGCTAGGGGTGGAGTTATTGATGAAGGGAACTTGATTTATCTCTTCGATATGGGTATAAACAGTGCACAGGCACAAGCTGAAATTTATGCGTATCTTAAAATGGAAAATAAGATGATGGATGAAGGCAAAGCGCCTACACATGAAATGACCATGCAATGGTTAGAAGCGTGCGCGGCTAAGTTTTCTAGTGATGCAAATAAGTTTGCAGAACGTAGAGGATTTAAGCTGTACGATGAAGAGTCGCTTAATACTAAACTAATAGATAATAAGGATACAACAAATGGCAAATAAAATAATTAAATATAACTTAACTTCTCAAGGGACTATTCCAACTTTCATAGCTGATGGTGGATACTATCCAAAAGCAAATGGCGGTGCATCTCCTCAAGATTGGGACATGATTGGTGCAACTGTTGATGGATCAGATGAAGAAGGTTTAGGTGTATTAGCAAATGCAGCAGCAATAAAATCTTATTTAGATACTTACACATCTGATTGGAAAGAACCTGATGGAGAAGGTGGACAACAAGATTTTAATCAAACTAATGCAGCTAATTATGTTTGGACTAAAAAAATAGACTAGGAATTTAAATGGCGAACTACCCGCAACTTGATGACTGTTCGGGCGTATGGACTTTAAAACAAGTCAATGACGCTGTTATGGGTGGCTATTGGCGTAATCATAGTTCTCGTGGAATTTTTTCTGGGGGTGATACAGGTTCAGTTATAAACGTAATAGATTTTGTAACTTTAGCATCAGCAGGTAATGCAGCAGATTTTGGAGATTTAACTGGAAACAGAAAACACCAATCAGCATTTTCTTCACTCACAAGACATATACATTTAGGAGGAGGGACTCCAAGTATAACAAATGTTATGGATTATGTAACCATAATGACTCAAGGTAATGCTGCTGATTTTGGTGACATAAGTGCTAATACAAACTTTGTGACTGGAGCTAGTAACTCTACTAGAGGGCTTAGAATGGGAGGTGCAACGCCTTCTAATGTTAATATTATTGAATTTGTTACCATGGCTTTTACAAGTAACACAACAGATTTTGGAGATCTAACACAAAGTGTTCAAGAACCTCAGAGTGTTGTAAGTCCAACAAGAGCTATTCGTTGTGGAGGCACGACAGGTTCTTATGTAAATACAATGGACTTTGTTCAAATTGCTACAACTGGTAATGCTACTGACTTTGGAGATCTAGCATACGCTGTTGGAACAAGCGGTGGAAATAATTCTTCATCTACTATAGGATTTGTCTCAGGAGGTTATGGAAGTGATTATGTTAATCATATTCAAAAATTAGAAATGACTAGTCAAGGTAATGCTATAGATTTTGGAGATTTAACATCAGCTAGAGGATATACATGTAACGCTTCTAATTCTGTGAGAAGTTTAACAGCAGGTGGAAATACTGGAAGTAAAGTTAACACTATTGATTTTGCAATATTTGCAAATGGTGGAGCAGCTGTAGATTTTGGAGATATGAATAATGGTGTTGCAGGTCCTTCAGGAGGATCAAACGCACACGGTGGTTTAAATGACGGATATCAAGGAACAAGAATAGCACCAATCGCACAAGGACCAGGTGTAGGACAAAGAGCACTTAGATTAGGAGGTGTAAATAATTCTTTTACAGCTCAAACTCATATAGATTTTTTTAACATATCAACAACAGGTAATGCAGCTAGATTCGGAGATTTAAATACTGCCACAGCCACTGAAGGAAGAGGATCTAATGGTGTAATAGCTGTGACTGCTAGTGGTTTAGGTGCAAGCACTAATCATATTAACTCAACATTTTTTGCGTCTGAAGGAAATAGTAGTGACTTTGGAGATTTATCAGCTGCAAGAGGAAGAGTAGGTGGTAATTCTAATAGCACAAGAGCTGTTTTTGCAGGTGGTGAAACTCCTTCAAAATCAAATGTAATAGATTATGTTGTAATTGCAACAATAGGTAATGCATCTGATTTTGGAGATTTATCAGCTGCTAGAGCAAACGTAGGTGGAATAGCTAGTACTACAAGATTAGTTTTAGCAGGTGGTGAACAAGGAAGTTTATCTTTTCAAAACACAATGGAATATGTAACAATTGGTTCAACTGGTAATGCTACAGATTTTGGAGATTTAACAGTTGCAAGAGGATGGACCACTGGACTTGGTTCTGCTACAAGAGGTGTATTTCCAGGAGGATATACTTTTTCAGCTCCAGCATCTACTTTTTATAATACCATAGATTATATTACTATTGGTTCAACTGGTAATGCCACAGATTTTGGAGATTTAACTGTAGCTAGACGAACAGGAGGAACTTCAAATATTACAAGAGGTGTAATGTCTGGAGGAAATATTGCAGACGATACAGGATCAGTAACCATAGATTATATTACTATTGGTTCCACAGGAGACGCAGCAGATTTTGGAGATTTAACTGTTGTCAATATGCTTAACGCTTCAGCATCTAATGGTCATGGAGGATTAAGTTAATGGCTGTTTGGAATATTAGAGAACGATATGATAAAACAAGAGCTAACGAAGTTCGATCTGACAGAGCTATTGAAATGGGTGGTGCAGTAGATCCTGGAAGTTATGGAACAAGTGGTTCAGTAATGCTTATGTCATCATCAGGAACATCAGTTGATTTTGGAGATTTATTAGGAGGTCGTGATTTATATGGTGGTTTAAGTGCATCAAATAGATCAAGAGCTTTATTTTATGGAGGTGAAACTGGTGGTAATGTAACAGATATAGATAGTGTGCTTGTAGCATCAGGCGGTAAGTGTAGTGATCATGGTGATTTAACAGTTGCAAGAGGTTATGGAGGAGCTACTAGTAATGAAATTACGTATTTATGTTTTGGTGGTAATCCTGCTATTAATGTAATTGATTTTGGTAATATTGCTTCAACTGGTAACTCTGTTGATTTTGGTAATTTAACTGTTTCAAGAAATGCACCTGTTGGAATTTCAAGTCCTACTAGAGGAGTGTTTGCTGGTGGTACAGATGGAAGCTCACCGTCACCTGCTTTTTTAAATGTTATGGATTATGTAACTATAGCATCAACTGGTAATGCAGCTGATTTTGGAGATTTATCTGGAACTGCAGCTTACATGGGTGCAGCAAATGATTCTCTTGGAAGAGGATTTTTTATGGGAGGTCACCAGGCTGGTAGTAAAAACGTGGGTGCAACAGATGTATTTACTATAGCTTCAACTGGTAATGCAACAGAGTTTGGAGAATTATTTAATACTGGTGGTCAAAGACAAGCTGCAAGTGCCTGTCAAGGCACAATGGCTTTTATGTTAGGGGGTGTTCACTATCCTGGAATAGTTAATAATGTTACAAGATTTAATATGATTACGCTAGGAAACATGACAGATTTTGGAGACTTAAATGTTGATAATAAATATAATAATAAAGGAGCAACTACATCTCATGATGGTATAGATTTTTCTGGTAATAATAATTTTCAACGTTCATCAGTAACTTATATGCCTGGAACCACAGGAAGAGCTTTATATGGTGGAGGTTATTCAGGAGGTATGATTAATGTTATAGAAGAAATAAATGTTTCTGCTCTTGGTAATGCTCATGATTTTGGAGATTTGACAGCTACAAATAAATATTGGCCTGGTGGTTGTGCTAGTTTAACTAGAGGTTTTTGGCAAGGTGGTGCAGGTGCACCTGCTTTAACAAAAAATATTAATGTAGTTGAATTTAGTACAAAATCAAATGCTATTGACTTTGGAAATTTAGCTGCTGTTGGTAGAGGTTTTTATGGTTTAAACAGTTCTACTAGAGGAATTTGTGCAGGAGGAGCAGGAGGTAGCCCTGCAACAAGTCCTAATGCTGTTAATGTAATTCAATATATTACAATGGCTAGTTTTGGTGATGCATCAGATTTTGGTGATTTAACTTCTGCAAAATATAATGGTGCTGCTACAAGTAGTACAACTAGAGGTGTGTTTGCAGGAGGTGTTCAAAAAACACCTTCTGGAATAATTAATATAATGGATTACATAACTATAGCATCAACTGGTAATGCTGCTGATTTTGGAGATTTAACAGTTGCGCTTTATGGTAAAGCAGGTAGTGCTTCACCTACACGAGGAGTTTTTGGTGGTGGAGATGATGATTCAAGTAAATCAAATGTAATAGATTATATAACAATAGCTTCTACTGGTAACGCTACTGATTTTGGAAATTTAACTGTAGCTAGAAGAAGTTTTGCATCAGCAGGAAATAGAACTAGAGCAACTTGGGGAGGTGGTTACACACCAAGTGCTTCAAATGTTTTAGATTATGTAACAATAGCATCAACTGGTAACGCTGCAGACTTTGGAGATTTAACTGCTGCTAAAACAAGTAATGAAGCAGTTTCTGATTCAAATGGTGGTGTTTAATTAATTTTACAAACTTAATATAATATAGTATAATCCTATATATGAAAGACGAATTATTACAAATATTTCCTACACCTTTATTAATTACAAAGTATGAAGGTTCTTTAGTTGATGAACTAAAACATATTAATACATTAGATTGGATTAAACAAAACTCTAATGAAAATTTTAAATCTAAAGATACTTATTTATTAGATCACGAACAATTTAAAAATATAAAAAATTTTATTTATGAGGCATTAAATAAATTTACTAAAAATGTATTTCAATCAGATCAAAGGTTAGTTGTTACACAGTGTTGGTTAAATAAAAATCCAAAAGGATCTAAACATCACGAACATGTACACCCTAATAGTATTATAAGTGGTGTATTTTATTTTAGACAAGATTCTAAACTACCACCCATATCTTTTTCTAAATCAATACAACATGGAATAAAACTTGATCCTAAAAAATATAATAATTTAAACTCAGAAACATTTTTATTACCTTGCACGGATGGAGAACTTATATTGTTTCCATCTAATTTAAAACACAGTGTACCTACTAATCAAGGTGACGAACCTAGAATTAGTATGTCATTTAATACATTTAGTATTGATACGTTAGGTAGTAAAGATAGTTTAACCCATCTAGATATAAGGAGAATGATAAATGAGCACAATTAAAGATTACATATACGTAGAAAATCATATACCTGCAGAGGTGTGTGAACAATTAATAGATGAATGTAATAAAAAAGAATGGCAAAAACATACTTGGAATAACTATGCTGCAGGAACATTTCAATCTGAAAAAGAAAAAGAATTAGATGTTATGCCTTGTACTAAAGAACAACAAAATAAAATAACACCTTATCTTGTAAAAGCATTAGAAAATTATCAAATAAAACATAGCACACCAGGAGAAAAAACTAATGCACCATGGCTTACAAAATTTAGTCCTATACGATTTAATAAATATGAAGTAGGCACTATGATGAGAGAACATTATGATCATATCCATAGTATATTTGATGGTCAAATGAAAGGGGTGCCGATAGTATCAATTGTAGCAAATCTTAATGAAGACTATGAAGGCTGTGAATTTTATTGCAGAGGTAAAGAAATTAAGCTAAAAACAGGAGATATACTTTTATTTCCGTCGAACTTTATGTATCCACACGAAGTAAAAGAAGCAACCAAAGGCACTAGATATTCATTTGTAAGCTGGGCCTTTTAGTAATATAAAGGGCTATATGCTACAAAAAGTAAGATTTGCACCAGGATTTAATAAACAAGTTACAGCCACCGAAGGTGAGGGCCAATGGGTTTCAGGTGACAATGTCCGTTTTAGATATGGTTATCCAGAAAAAATAGGTGGTTGGGCACAGTTAGGTTCTATATCTTTAACAGGACGTAATACAGCTATACACCATTTTGTAAATACAGCAGGAATTAAATACGCAGCATTAGGAACAAACAGAATTTTATATATATACTCAGGTGGTATTTTTTATGACGTACATCCAATAAAAGCTACTACAACTTTAACATCAGCGTTTAGTACAACTAATGGATCCGCAGCTGTAACTTTAACTTTTGCATCAGCACACAATATAAACAAAGGTGATGTAATTTTATTAGATAGTTTTACAAGCATTACTAATTCTAATTTTGGATCTAGTGATTTTACAGATATAAAATTTATGGTAACTTCAATACCAACTGACACTACTTTAACTATTACTATGCCATCTAACGAAAGTGGTTCTGGAGCAAGCACTTCTGGTGGTATTAGAGTACAACATTATTATCCAGTAGGACCAGCAGTTGAGGTAGCATCAACAGGTTGGGGTCTTGGATCATGGGGTGGTCAAGCACAAGGACAGTTTACATCAACATTGTCATCAGGAATAAATACTAGTGTAACATCATTAACAATGGCAAGTTCAACATCGTTTGCATCATCAGGTACAGTACAAATAGGAAATGAATTAATTACTTATACAGGAAATAGCGGTGGAACACTATCAGGATTAACAAGAGGTGCAAATGGTACAACAGCTGCAACACACTCATCAGGTGCAACAGTTACAGATGCATCTAATTATTTTGCATGGAATTCTGCAGCATCTGGAGATATTGTAACTGATCCAGGTTTGTGGTCATTAGATAATTTTGGCAATAAAGTTGTTGCAACTATATTTAATGGTGAAACATTTACATGGGATTCAAACGCAGACAATGCAACAAACACTAGAGCAACAATTGCAAGTGGTGCACCAACAGCGTCTCGTGATATGTTGGTATCTACACCCGATCGTCACTTAGTATTTTTTGGTACAGAAACAACTATAGGAACTAAATCTACACAAGACGAAATGTTTATAAGATTTTCTTCTCAAGAAGACATTACAGATTATACACCTACAGCAACCAACAGTGCAGGTACACAAAGACTGGCCGACGGATCACGGATCGTTGGTGCGTTAAGAGGTAGAAATGCAATTTACGTTTGGACTGACACTGCATTATTTATTATGCGATTTGTTGGTGCACCTTTTACATTTGCTTTTGAACAAGTTGGTACTAACTGTGGATTAATTGGCAAGAACGCTTGCGTTGAAGTTGACGGTACAGCATATTGGATGTCAGAAAATGGTTTCTTTAGGTATGGTGGACAGTTAGAATCATTACCATGTTTAGTAGAAGATTTTGTTTACGATGATATTAATACAATTCCAAAACAACATATTAATGCAGGCCTTAATAATTTGTTTGGTGAGATAAGTTGGTTTTATCCTAACTCAGGATCTAACACAGTTAACAGAGTTGTAACATACAACTACATTGATTCATCACCACAAAGACCTATATGGACAACAGGCACATTAGACAGAACAGCTTGGTCTGATTCTGCAGTGTTTGGTAAACCTCATGCATCACAATATGTATCAGATAATAATGGTACATCTGGCTCAGCAACTTACGTGCAGGGTAATACAGATGGCACATCAATATATTATGAACATGAAACAGGGTTAGATCAAATTAAAGAAGGAGCAACGTCTGCTATTACAGCTTCAATTGAATCTGGAGATTTTGACATAGGGTTAACTCAAGATGGTGGCGCATCATTAAAAGGTGATGGTGAATTTATGATGAAAATTAGAAGAGTATTACCAGACTTTTTAGCACAAACAGGTGATACTAGAATTACTTTAAATTTAAGAGATTTTCCAAATGACACACAAGCAAGTTCTACATTAGGTCCATTTACAATAAGTAGTGGTACACAAAAAATAGATACGCGTGCACGTGCTAGATCTATATCTTTAAAAGTTGATAACACAAGTACAAGTCAATTTTGGAAACTAGGCACATTTAGATTAGACATACAACCAGATGGTAGAAGATAATGGAAAACGAATTTGATTTTTTTAATCAATTAAGTCTTAGTGATTTAGACAGAAGTAGATTAGGTGGTTATGGAACATTTGATTACACTGCACCTATTGCAAATATAAATACAGCTTCTAATACAAATCTTAATACAGGCATACAAACTGTTGCACCAATAGACATGATTCCTGCACCAATAAAACCTTTTATAAATCAAAATATTGGTGATAATAATGATGGTGGTAATCTACCTGTTTTTACAGGAAATATATATGATGAAGTAGCATTAACAGGTAATCAAAATAATCAAAATAAAATTGGTATTTTAGACGCTTTAAAAAATGTAGATTATAAAACAGCAATAACAAATTATTTAACAAATCCTGCTACATATCTATCTATGATAAACCCTATTGCAGGAATTGGTTATAAAATTGTTAAAGCTAAAAAAGAAGAACAAGAAAGAATAGAAAAACAAGCTATAGAAAAAGCTAGAAAAGAAAAAGAAATGCAAGATATAATTAAAGCTGCAGAAAAAGAAGCTGAAGATTTAGCAAATGCAACAAGAATTGGAAGAAGGCCAACAGCTCCTCCACAAGGAGGAGGTGGGAGAGATCAAGGTGTGTCTGATTCAGGAGGAGTAGGTGGTGGTTATTCTTATGATAGCGGTGGAAGACAAGGTTATGGTTATGGTCTTAAAGATGGTGGTAGAATTAGTTATGGTAAAGGAGGCATAGTTACTTTATAATGGCTAGAATTACACAGGTACTCACACACCCGGATAAAGAATACAAACAATCTGTAGCAGAGTCTTTAAATAGAGATTTATCTGCTGTAATACAAAAATTAAATTCAACATATCAAGAGGATTTAAAGGATGAAATAGAAGCCTTTAATTATTTTATAAACTAATGGCTAATTCATTTGTAAATAAAAAAGTAGATTTAACTACAACAAGTGTTACAACACTATACACGGTGCCATCAGCTACAACTGCTGTAATAAAATCTATATTAGTGTCAGAAGATTCAGGTAATGCAGATACAATAACAGTAACAATTACAGACACTAGTTCTAACATATTTAGCTTGTTTAAGACTAAATCAATATCTGCTAATGGGACCACGGAACTATTGACTGGACCTTTGGTAGTAGAAGAAAGTGAAGTAGTAAAAGTCACAGCTGCTACGGCTAATAGACTACATGTGGTATTATCAGCGTTAGAAATTAAACCAAGAGAAGTAACATCATAGGTTGATTTATGATTATAAACAAAGTATTATTAACAACTCAGGTTAAATTCCTGCCTCTAACAAATCAATATAAAAAATTATGATAGATCAAGAAGGAATTAAATCGCTAGAAAAAGGTGCAAGCAATATCAGACTTACTGGTAATGAAGGTGAAAGCTCACCAATACAAGAACAACTAAAAAAAAATATGTCAGAAAGTTTTCCTATGAGAGAATATATGGAAGAATTTGAAAGAGTTTTTCCTGATATGATACCATTAAGAGGGACTGAAGAATATAATGATGCTTTAGAAGATTATTTTAGAGGTCTTGTAAAAGGACCTGTATTACCAAGTGATGAAGATCCAATTAATCCTTTTGGTCCAAGACCTATAGGACCACCATTACCTGACAGACAGATGGCTGCATTCGGTGGTATCATGGGCCTTGATCAAAGAAAACAATATGGCATAGGTAGTAGTCTTAAAAAAGCATTAAGAAAAGTTACAAGACCATTTACTAAAGTTGCACAAAAAATAGTTCCTAAAGAAGCAGCAGGTATTTTAAGAATGGCTGCACCTTTTATGGGACCGATTGCAGGGCCATTAGCATATCTTGGAGGAACAGCAAAACAAAGAGGTAGAATTAGTCCTTTAGATTTAGCATTAACTCTTGCACCAACTGTTGGAAGAATGAAATTACCAATGTCTGGAAGATTTTCAAAATTAGTTCCTGAAGGTTTACGAGGAGATACTGTTAGAGAAGCTTTAGGAAAAACTCCTTTACCATTTTCAGATAAAAATTTAGGTGAATTTTTAGTTGGTGAAGAAGCAGGAACACGAAAAATAATAGGTAGACAAGATAAATATGGAATACCAAATTATAAATCAAAAAGTGAAATGGAAGCATTTTATGAAACTCTTTCACCTGCAGAACAAGCAAGATTCGATCGTTTAAATCAAGATATTTACGGTGATTTTTTTCCTGGTGAAGGTGGAATAGATGATTTTACAGACTTTGAAAGTCCAGAAAAATTTAGAGAATATGAAAGGTTTTTAGAAAAACCTACTATGCCTAGTACAATATATAAACCTGAAAAAACAGGTCTTTTTGGTAAAGCTGGAGAAATGTTTAAATTTGGTAAAGAAGGTGGACCAGGTATTTTAGAGACTAAAGTAGGTCAAAGTTTGTTTGGTAGTAAACAAGAAGATGGAACTTTTAAACCAAGTATATTAAAACTTGGATCATGGGGTATGGGTATTGCAGCAAACATAAAAGCAAAAAAATACAGAAATGAAATAGAAGCAGCAGACGCAGCAGAAGATGCATTGTTAGCAGAAAATGCAGCAGCATCAGAAGTAGATATACAAACAGCAAGAGATTGGGCTAAGGAAACATTTAGTAAATTAACAATAGCTGACTTTGCTGTAGGTGGTAGAATAAATAAAGCAATGGGTGGTTTATCATCATTACAAACTCAACCATCAGATGTTACACCTCCAGGAATGGAACTTGACTTACGTGGTGGAGGGTTTATACCTATAGGAAAAGCGGAAAAAGCTGACGACGTCCCAGCAAGAGTCAGCAAAAATGAATTCGTGTTTACAGCAGACGCTGTAAAAGCTGCAGGCGGTGGAAGTGTAAACCAAGGCGCTAAAAGAATGTACGACACAATGAAAAGATTGGAATCACAGGTAGCATAATGGCTGAAACTATAACTAATATAACACAACCGGCACCGATATTTGAAGAAGGTGCAAAAAAATATTTAGAACTTTTAACTGGTCAAACAACAGCCGCTGGTGCATTAAAACCATTAGGCGCAACACCTGTTACAAGAGCAGAAGGTTTTGCTCCAGGAGTCGCACAACAAAATGCATTAGCACAAGCAGCACAACAACAAGCAGCAACACAAGCAGGGCTTGGAACTTTAGCATTTGACCCAACAACAGGTGCAATTACTGGCACAACAGGTGCAACGGGTATTGGTGGCTTTCAACAATTTTTAGATCCAGCAGCAGCACAAGCAACAGCAGCAGGAACAACTTTAGGAAATGTTAGAGGTCAATTAACAGGAGCTGCAACAGCAGCAGGATTAGCTCAACCCTTATTAACACAAGCTGGAACAGATATTGGAACAGCAGCAACAACATTAGGTGGTGTATCACCATTTATATCTGCAGCACAAACAGGATTAGGAGCAGCGGGAACAACTTTAGGAGGAGCAGCAGCACCTTTGACTGCAGCATCAGGATTAACAGGACCAATGACCACGGCTCAAAGACAAGCTTACGAAAGTCCATATCAAGCAGCTGTTAGACAAGCAACTTTAGATGAATATGATGCACAAGCTGCAGCACAAAGATCAGCTATTACACAACAAGCAGGATTAGGCACAGTAGGTAATTTAGATTCAGGTAGATTTGGTGTGCAACTTGGATCGTTTGATGCACAAAGACAGCGAGATAGAGCTTTAATAGATGCACAATTAAATCAACAAGCTTTTGGTCAAGCAGAAGCTGCAAGACAACAAGATCTTGCAAATCAATTAGGTTTATCTGGTGCACAACAACAATTAGCTAGCTCACAAGCAGGACTTGCTGGACAACAGTTAGGTTTAGGAACAGCAACTTCAACACTAGCCAGTCAACAAGCAGGACTAGGCAGTCAAAGACAACAGTTAGCAGCAGCACAACAACAATTAGCTGGAACTGGTTTAGGTTTAGGAACTGCAGAACAACAACTTGCACAACAACAATTAGGTTTAGGTCAATACTATGGTAATCTTGCACAACTACAACCAGCATTAGCAGGTCAACAACTTGCAATTGGTCAAGGATTATCAGGTGGAGATTTACAATACAGACAAGCAGTAGAAGACGCTGCAAGACAAGCAGAACAAATGAGACAGATGGAACCTCTACAAAGACTAGACAGATTTGGTCAAGGATTAACAGGTGTCATGGGTGGACTAGGTTCTGTTCAAACACAAACTGGACCATCAGCAGCAGCTCCAAGTCCTTTTGGTAGCGCAATACAATCAGGTATTGGTGCATTTGGTTTAGGTAAACTATTTGGGTTAGGTTAATGGATTACAAAGTAATGAAAAGACCAATGTTTAGAAAAGGCGGACCAACGTCTGCCGGCACTGGTATTACATCTGGGTTAGACACACCAAGACAAAATTTTAAATTTGGTACATTTACTGAAGCTGTACAAGCTATTCCAGAAGCATTTGAAAAAACAAGAACAGGACTACAAAATCAACAATCAGCTTTAGGACCTCTAGCAGTGTATCAAGCATTATCTGGAGGAGCATTAGAAGGTGTTCAGGATTTTGGTGATCTTGCTATGGCGTTTGGTAACCCTGCAGTATTAAAAGCTGTAGGAAGTGGTATGGTATCTAAAAATAAATTAGATACACAAATAGATGCATTAGATTTAAAAGAAGCAACTACAATGGCAACATTGTTAAAACCTAAAGGTGGCTCATTTTCTACAAGATTAAAATCTCAAGCTGCTGTTCAAGAAATTCAAAAACAAATTAATGCATTAAGAGGACAACTTGTTGGATTAGATCCAGAAACAGATGCAGCAAAAATTTCAACTATTAAAAGCCAAATAGGTGATTTAAATCAACAGATGAGAGTATTTATATCTGGCGATACTGTAAGACAACAAGCAATAGATGCTTTAATTGCAACTGGAAAAGCAACAGGTGATGACCCTGATTTAAGTGAAGAATCTATTGAAGCCATGATGAAAATTATTCAAGGATATAAAGATGGTGGAAGAATTAATAAACAAATGGGTGGTGGATTTGACATGGGACAGCCACAACAAACTATGGCACAACCACAACAAACTATGGCACAACCACAAGGTGAAGATCCATTTACAATTTTAAGACAAAGATTACCTAAAGAAATACCTGATGAGGTAGTATCTCTTATTGCATATAACAAAAAAGCTTTTGCTGATTTTGCTAACATACAAGATCAAGACGATGTTGATCTATTTAATCAAAAATATAACGTACAGCTGGTCGTAGATTTGGCCTCTAGATAAGGAGGAAAATGGCTGATAACGTATTTACAAGACTAAAAGATAAGTTTCAAGAAACAGATTTATATAAATCTATTTACGAAGCAACTGAAGGTGGTGATAATTATTATAACGATAGTAAAAAAACACCTAACGCTGTGTTATCAGACGCTGATTTAAGTTTTGTAGAAGAACTTCCTAAAGAAGTACAATTAGATATTGATCGTTATCTTAGTATATTTAGAAACGATCCAACTCCTGTTTATAATTACATTGCAGATATAAAAGAAAAAGGCACATCAAATTTATTAGAAAATAGAGATTATGTTAAAGAATTTGCAACCGATAAATTTGATAAGATGCGTTACAATGATTATAGGTATCTTGGTAAAGCAACGTACGATTTACAATTTAACAAAGGATCAGAAGGAGCTAAAGAATTTAAAAAAGCTATATTAGATACAACAGCAGTAGATACTGCTGCAGGTATTGGTCATGGTTTATATCAAACGGCACGTGGTACAAGTGAACTTCTTGCATCATTATCTGATTTATATTTAGATACAAATTATTTAAAAACAGTAGAAGAAGTATTACCGCAAGTAGATTTATCAGAGTTATTAGAAAGACCTGAACCTGCCTACGCACAGTTTGTATCACTACTAACACAGTATGGTACACCTGTTGGTATTGCACAAAAAATTGTAAAAAAAGTATTAGGTAAAGCAACTAAAACAAAGTTAGCAGAAAAAGCATTAAAAAGCGCGGCAGCTACATCTAGTGTTGGTAAAGGTGTAACTAACGCTGCTAAATTTGGTGGCTATTGGGCGTTGCCTGTTGGTGTTAGTGATGCAATTGTTTCTGCATCCGGACAAGAAACACTTGGTGGCATATTTGGTAAAACAGAAGCAGAAGGTGGTAATTGGTTACAGCAGTCAATGCTTGCAACAGAACCAGAATCTTTAGAAGGATTAGATGGTAAAGAAAAAGCTGCTGCAATACTTAGAAACAAATTAAAGTTTGGTATAGAAGGTGCAACTTTTATGGGTGCATTAAAATTAGTTGGACCTACATTAAAATTTGGTGCAACAGGTACAAGTGTTATATTAAACAATGCCGTTGGACCAGTGTTAACTGGCGCTAGTAAAGTTGTTGGCAGTAAACCGGTAATGACAGCATTACAAAAAACAAATAAAGCTATTGATGCGGGGTTAGAAAAAGCAGGTATACCAGATTTTAGTTTATGGAAATTTTCTTCAGCAAGAGATTACAGTGGTATGTCTAGTGTAATGCCTTCTATTAGAAGTGCATTAGAAAGTACGTTATCTAAAATAATGTCTGGTGGTAAATTTGGACCACAAGCATCATCAGAATTAAAAAAAATAGATCAATTAAATAGATCTGTTAAAAAAGAATTTGATATATTTGCAAAAGATTTAGACAGAGAAATGTATAAAATGGCTAAAGTTGGTTTTAGTGATATTTTTATGGGCAGTGAAACTGCAGCCGGCGCGTTAAAACATTGGAATGATGTTTTAAAATATATGAGAGGTGAGGTAAAATTAAATTCTTTACCTAATCCATTACAAGATTCAGCGTTTATTATTAGAGATTTAATTGATGACCAAATGAAAGTGTTACAACCTATTTTAAAAGACTCTAATGTTAAAGAAGATCTTATTAAAAACATGGGTAAATATCTACACACAAGTTATGAAATATTTAAAAATTCTAAATTTACAGCAGCAAAACCAGTGTATGATAAAGCAGTAAATTATTTTGCAAGACTTATGAAAGAAATGCCTGATTATAAAAATATGAATAAAAAACAATTAAACATTCAAGCAAGACTTGCTGTAGAAAATATAATGACTATTGGTAGAAGTGAGGCAACAACTGCTAATCAAAGATTAAAAGCAATTGTAAATTTTGCTGAAGGTTTTGTTCCTAAAAATACATTTAAAAAATTTTATTCTAATGAAAGATTATTACCTGATGAAATAGCAGATCTATTAGGTGCAACTAAAGATCCTAAAAAAATTATATTAGATACAATTGTAGAAAATGCACACGTTGCAAATTCTTATAAGTCATACAAAGAAATGGCTAACTTTGGTAATGGTAATTTATTTTTTAAAAACGATTTAGAATACGGACAGTTTATTGCAAAAAATAATGTTGTAAACCCTAGAGGTTTAGTTCCTGTAAAAATTAAACCAGGTTATCACATAGATATGCAAAGTTTGTTTAAAAATAAAGACGGCACAATGATGAAAACATTACCAGAAATTTCTAAAGCTATGTCAGATACTACACTAATGATGGATACATTATTAAAATTACCAATGATGAAATCTATGTTAGCTATGAAAGCAGCAGTACAAATGAATAAAACTGTATTAAGTTTACAGACACAAATGCGTAATATTACAACAGCTGCTATGTTTGCAACTGCAAATGGACACATTGGTGTTGGCGCTAGTGTCATGGATAATTTTAGAATGTTTACTGATGATTTACTTGGTAAAACAAGAAGTCCTCAAGAGTTAAGAAAAAAATTAAAAGAAGCAATGGATAACGGTGCATTAGATTCATCTACAGTTGCTCAAGAATTAGAACAAATTATACCTGAACTTATGGGTTCTGGTGTTATAGGCGGTAAAACTGTATTTAGTGGTAGAACCTCTGATCAACTTTTTGAAAAATTATTTACTAAAAAAGGAATGCTTGGAAGAGCAGTTACTAAAACTATTGAAGGTTATCAAATGGGAGATAACTTATGGAAGTTTTATGGTTTTCAATTTAGTAAATCACAATTACTTCCTGCGTTTAAAAACATGGACGACGTTAAAGATTATTTTAGATTAGTTGAAGGTTATGAATTTAGACCTATTAAACCAGATGGTACTAAAAAAACTTTGTCAGATGCAATAAGTGAAGCTGCAGGATTAGATGTAAAAAATACTTATCCAAACTATTCTATGATTCCAACGTTTGTACAAAACGTACGTAAATTTCCTTTATTAGGTAATTTCGTTGCCTTTCAATCAGAAATGTATCGTAATTCTTTTCAAATATTTAGAAGAGGACAAAGAATGTTAAGGTCTAATAACCCTTACGTTAGGCAAATAGGTGCTAGAAAACTTATAGGTTTTGGCACAACAGTATTTGTTGCACCAGCTGTTGTGTTAGATACAGCTAAAACAGTTACAGGTATAACAGACGAAATGTACCAAGCATACAAGGATAGTTTTGCAGCTGATTATGAAAAAGCAAAAGATATGGTGCCTATTAGTAAACAAAATAAAGATCACTCTTGGAAAGCAAATGATCTTGGAACATTAATTCCTTATGCACCATTACTTGAACCATTTAAAGCAGCTATGCAAACACTTGCTGAAGGAAAAAATGCAGATCAAAACACATTAGATTTAATGGTTAAAACAGTAGCATCTAGTATTGAATCTTCACTATCAACTTTTTTAAGTCCATCAATTATGGCAGAAACAATGGCAGAATTAATACCAGATAGAAACGGTATTATGAGAACTAAATCTGGTGGTCAAATTGCAGATATAAAAAACGATCCTGATTGGATTAATAAAATGATGTACCATTCATACAAGAAACTTGGACCAACAACACTTGTAAGTGCTGAAAGAATTATGATGGCTATTGGTAAAGACCTTACAAAATCTGCACAACAATACGATTTATTTGATGAAGTTGTAAAAAATTTAACTGGTTTTGGTGTAAGAAAACAAGACCCTGCACAAGCTATGAGATTTAAAATGGGTCAATATGCTGGGGAAATTTTAAGAGCAAGAAATGCATGGACGTTAGATATTGTTAATGCAGGTAATTTACAAAAAGATATTGAAGCAATAGCAGCTGGTAACAAACCATTTACAATTGCAAATGAATTTGAAAATTTACAATCTAACAATTATCGTGTTATGTCTAATTTATATAAAGACGTTAAAAATTTAAGAATATTAAATTTTAGTGAAAAAGAAATTAAAGACATTATTAAAGCAAGAAGAGCAGTGTCAAAACAAGATTTATCTGCTTTAATGTTAGGATTGTATAATGCAGAAGGATATATTAACACATTAAAAAATAAAAAAGGCGGATTAGCTTCTGCTGTAAATAATTTAAATAGAACTCTTAAAACATTTTATAATGCAAACGATGTGGTTGACAGAGATGCATTAAAAGATATTAAAAATAAATATGATAATATACCATTAGGTTTAAGTGATGCAGAAAGAGAAAAATATTTAAGACAACCTTTTAAATTTAAAATACAAGAAAAAAGAAAATTAAATATTGATTATCGTGATTTAAAAGACGAACAAAAAGAATATGACAAAAATATTAAAGAAGAAATTAAACAAAAGAAAAAAGAATTTGAATTAAAACAAAAATCATCACAATTACCTGCGTCAATGACGTTACCAGACCTTGACAATACTACTTTGGCAAGCATGTCAACAGGAATCGAAACTATAATTAATCCAACAACAGACTTGACAAGCACGGAGAGTGCACTACTATCACCAATGGAGCAAGAAATTGCTAGGAGAACTTAATGGCTAAAAATGCGTTACAAAAAATAGAGGAACATGAAAAACTTTGCAGAATAATGCAAAAACAAACTCATGACAAAATTAATAAAATAGAAAATCAAATAAGTAGATTAGAAAAAATTGTATTAGTATCTGCCGGTATGTTAATTATGGGTATGGCTAATATGATTTTTATGTTAATAACAAACACTCAATAAAAATTTTTATGCAACTTTCAAAACACTTTAGTTTAAAAGAAATGACCAAATCAATGACTGCTCAACGTAGGGGAATTGATAACACACCAGGATCAGGTGAAATTAAAAGTTTAGGTGACCTATGTTATGAGGTGCTTGAACCTTTACGTGCATGGGCAGACAAACCTGTGACCATAACCAGCGGCTACCGGAGTGAAGCGTTATGTGAAGCGATCGGCAGCAAAAAGACTTCGCAGCACGCGAAGGGCCAGGCGGTCGACCTAGAAATCTTTGGCGTGCCCAACATTAAGACAGCTTACTGGCTACAAAATAACGTGGACTTTGATCAATTGATTATGGAGTACTACGATAAAGACGACCCCGCAGGTGGATGGGTCCACATATCTTATCACGAATCAGATTCAAATAGAAAACAAGTTCTTACTTTCGACGGGAAAAAATACACTGAAGGTCTTCCAGATATGGAATGGAAAGACGGCAAAGTCGTAGGTTAAAAATTTGCGCGCGCTACGCGTATAGTCCTACTAAATCCATGATTTAAGTTGTTCGCCCAATACTTCAGAAGCTATATTTATTTTTTTTCTTAATGCTTTAACTATTTTTTCATCAACAGTGTCTTCAGCATTTATATCTACATAAGTTACAGGTTTTTTTTGTCCAACACGATGTGCTCTATCTTCTGATTGTAAACGTTTTTCTAGGTCATATCCATTAGAATAGTAAATTACGGTGTTTGCAGCCGTCAAAGTTATGCCATAGCCGCCCGTAGAGGGCGTTCCAATAAAAAATCGACACTTAGGGTCCTCTTGAAAACGCTTAATATTGTTTTGTCTGTCTTCTTTTGGTGTAAGTCCATAATAGTCAACAAAAGATCCTGGACCATATTCATTATTAATAGCCTCTATAATTTTATTAATATCATATTGATAATGGGCCCAAATAATAGCTTTACCTTCAATTTCTTCTAACGCATTCATTAGTTCGTCAACTCTGTTGTTTTTAATAGCTTGTGTAGTGCCATTATCATCTGTAAAATGACCACAAGTTATTTGTTGTAATCTCATTAATTGAGTTAATGAATTTTTTGTACTAGATACTTTACCTTGTAGTATTGCTAAAGCTTGTTTTTTCATTTGTTCATACAATTTAAATTGATCAGGTGTTAACTGTATTTGACGTTTAATAAATATTTTGTCTGGTAAATCTAAACAGTCTTCTTTTAATACACGATAAGAAAAATTTTTAAGAGTGTCAGACAATTCATCTAAATGTCTAAACTTATCTACCACTTGTATAGACCTACCATGTGCATGCATAGTTTTCATTTCTGCATACCTATTTCTAAATGCATAATAAGAAGAAAAATCTAAAAGATAAGAATCTAAAAACTCACATTGACTATACAAATCTAATGGATTTTTGGTAACAGGAGAACCTGTCATAATACGTCTGTATTTAGCTTGTTTTGCTAAAGCCACAATATTTTTTGTACGTTTAGCACTAGGATTTTTTATTGTAGTAGACTCGTCAATGGCCATTAATGTATTGTGTGATCGTAAAAATTTTTCTGCAAATTTTTTACCTTTTTCTGTGCTAAAAGCTTCAACATTCATAATTAAAATATGTAAAGCTGTTTCTACTTCAAACAAAGTTTCTAGTTTTTGTTGTTGTTTTTTGTTTATATTTGGCTGCCACAATACAGTCACATTTTCTATATGACTTGGTAAATGTGTAGGTAATTCGTTGCTATACCAAGTACCAACAACACCTTTAGGTGCTACAATTAATGCGCCATCTACTTTACCTTTATCGTAAAGCATGGACATATTATCTATTAATACTTTTGTTTTACCCGTACCCATTTCCATAAAATACGCATAAGTTTCTTTGTTCCATGACTTTTCTAAAGCAGTCATTTGATGCTTGTATGGCTTTGTTTTAAATTTATAGTTCATAGTTTTTCTTCTTTCTAGTTGACAATATAATAGACAGGACCTATATTGTCAAGCATGAAAGAAAATAAAGTTTATGTAATTCAAGAAGTTGCTGGAACTCAATCAGGCGCACCAAAAATTAATATTATGGGTGCTGCAAAATATGGTAAGTTTGAATTTTTACTACCAGAATTTTCACAAATAATATTTTCTCCTGGTCCGTTAATTTTTAAATTACGAAAAGCATTAAAAGATTTTACGACAGAAGATTATTTATTATTGACTGGTGATCCTGCTATTATAGGTGTTGCATGTTCAATAGTTTCTGACATGACAAATGGTAAATACAATTTACTTAAATGGGACAAACAAGAAAGAGCATATTATCCTATTGAAATTAATCTATACGAGAAAGGAGAAATTAATGAAAATTGATTTTGAAAAAGACCAAGAAAATGTTTTGCAAAAAACAACCAATATACAATCACTTGCAGACCAAGTAGAAAAATTAGAAGATCTAAATAAAAGACTTGAACTACAAGAGGAAAATATAAAAAATACAAAAAAACAAATTGATAATATATCTGGAGAAGTAATTCCAACTATGATGTCTGAGATGGGTTTATCACATCTTAAACTTATGGATGGATCTTCTGTAGATGTAAAACCAAATTACAGCGCAAGCATCACTATTGCAAATAGAGAGGCAGCGTTTGGATGGCTTCGTAATAATGGACTAGGAGATATAATCAAAAATGAGATATCCGTATCTTTTGGTCGTAACGAGGATAACAAGGCGGCTGATTATGCCAACCTTGCAGAGAGTCATGGATATCAACCTCAACAAAAATTAAAGGTTGAACCTATGACTCTCAAAGCGTTAGTCCGTGAACGTATTGAGGCAGGTAAAGAAATGCCAACGGAACTTTTCAACGTATTCGTTGGAAATAAAACAACAATAAAAAGGAAACAATAAACATGAACCAAGTAGTAAAAAAAGAAGAAGGTGCATTAGCAGTCAATATGTTTGAAGCTGATGCAGATAAAGGCTCTCAGAACATGACGCAAGAAGATCTTGCACTACCATTTCTGAAAGTATTAGGACAACTATCTCCTGAAGTAAATAAAGTACACGCAAGATATGTTAAGGATGCCGAACCAGGTATGATTATTAACAGTGTCACAAATGAACTTTATGATGGAAGTAAGGGAATAAATGTACTGCCAGTATTCTATGAAAGAAAATTAATAGAATGGCAAGACAGAGGAGCTGGCACTGGTGCACCCGTTGCAATTCACGATGCTAGTTCTGATATTATGAGTCAAACAACTCGTGATAAATCTTACAAAGATAGATTGCCAAATGGTAATTACATTGACAACACTGCAAATCACTATGTAGTTGTGTTAGGTGATTCACCACAAACTGCTTTAATTTCTATGAAAGCGACTCAACTAAAAATTAGTCGTAAATGGAATTCCATTATGATGGGAATTAAATTGCAAGGTAAAACTGGTTTGTTTACACCGCCAACATATAGCCATATTTACAATCTAAAAACTGTTCAAATGTCAAATGACAAAGGAACATGGTTTGGTTGGGAAGTGTCTAAAGTTGGTCCGGTTGAAGATCAAGGTGTTTATGGAATTGCAAAATCTTTTGCTGAACAAGTTGGTAAAGGTGATGTGCAAGTTAAACACGGATCAGACGAATCAAAAACAGATTCACCATACTAAATAAAATCCTAGGAGTGGGCGTGAAAGCGAGAGTGGAAGCGCCCATTAAAAAATATGTTTGAAAAAATATTTAAGGGATTGGAACGAGCTCATGGTTGTACTAAAGTAAGTACACCAGCTGAGAATGGTGTCAAATTAAAAGGTCAATCATTTGTTGTACGTCAACCAGTGACCACGGACCTGTGGACTATGCATTTAAATGGTACACAAAGTTTGGGTATTATACCAATTAACGAAGATAATCAATGTATATGGGGTTGTGTGGATATAGATTCTTACGCAGGGTTTGATCACAAACAACTTATAGATAAAATAAAACAATTTAAATTGCCTTTGGCTGTGTGTAGGTCAAAGAGTGGGGGAGCACACGTCTTTCTCTTTTCGGAACTACCCGTAGCTGCAGAAAGAATGAGAGATAAACTAACGGAAATAAAAACATTATTAGGATATGGCGGATCAGAAGTTTTTCCAAAACAAATACAATTAAAATCATCAGATGATACGGGTAATTTTTTAAACTTACCATACTTTAATGGTAATAACACAACACGATATGCATTTAAAGAAGATGGTAATGCTGCAACATTAGAAGAATTTTACACAATATATAATACAGTAAAACAAAAAGACATTACAAAAATAAAAATAGAAAGACCACAATCAGAATATTCTGATGCACCACCGTGTATAGAACTTATGGCTATGAATAAAATACCAGAAGGTGGACGTAACAATTCTATGTTTCATTTTGGTGTGTATGCTAAAAAGAAATGGCCTGCAGAATGGAAAAGTAAAATGACTTTGTTTAATGCAACTGCATCAACAACACCACTAAGCGAGTCTGAAGTAGAAATAATTAAACGTCAACATGATAAAAAAGAATGGGGTTACAAGTGTAATGACACACCTATGTGTAATCTTTGTGATAAAAAACTATGTAGAGAAAGAAAGTTTGGTATTGGTGAAGAGATAGTATTTCCTGCGCTAACTGATTTACAAAAAATTAAATTAGAAAAACCATATTATTATTTAAACGTAGATGGTGAACGATTACATTTAGAAAATGTAAAATTTTTAAAACAACAAAGTTTATTTCAAGAGGCGTGTATGGAACAGTTAGATTTTAAACCACCAACAGTAAAACCAAAAGACTGGGATATGATAATAAATCCACTGATGAAGAATCACGAACCAATAGATCCACCAGAAGGTGTGACTACACAGGATCAATTACAAAACCACTTAGAAGAATTTTGTTTAGATAGACACATAGGATCAGACATAAAAGATTTAAAACGTGGTGGTGTCTTAACAAAAGAAGGTTATCATCATTTTATATTTGATAAGTTTTACAATCAATTTTTAATTAGAAAACGTTGGGATGTACCATACTCACGTACAGCGCAGATGTTAAAAGAAACATGCAACTGTGATGACAAAAGAATTAGTAAAGAAAGAATATCTGTATTTGTTGTAAAACAATTTGATAAAAAAACAGATGATTATACACAAAAAGAATTAAAACCAAAAGATCCATATTAATGAGAACGATAGTATTAGGACCACCAGGCACAGGTAAAACTACAACGTTGTTAAACAAAGTAGATGATTATTTAAAAAATACAGATCCTGATAAAGTTGGATATTTTGCATTTACGCAGAAAGCTGCATACGAAGCAAGAGATAGAGCAATAAAAAAATTTAATCTTACAGAAGATGATTTACCATATTTTAGAACATTACACTCACTAGCATTTAGAAGACTTGGAATAAAAAAAGATCAGGTTATGCAACAAAGACATTACAAAGATTTAGGAAAAAAATTAGGTTTTCCTGTAACTTATGCAGACTACCAAGAAGATCAAGGAAGTGCATTTAACTCTGATAGTGAGTATTTAAGAATTATACAACTAGCACAACTTAGAAACATTACACCAGAACAACAGTTTGATTTACACGAACACACACAAGATTTAGAAAGAAGCACACTTAAAATTATTCACAATGAATTAACCAGATACAAAAAAGAATACGACTTAATAGATTTTAATGACATGATTACAGAGTTTACAAAATTAGATAAGTCTCCAAAATTTGATGTAGTGTTTATTGATGAAGCACAGGATTTGTCACTAATGCAATGGGACATGGCAAAAACTATTTGGAATAAAACACAGGATTCTTTTATTGCAGGTGATGATGATCAAGCAATATACAAATGGGCTGGTGCAGATGTAGATTCTTTTATAGCTTTAAAAGGACAATACCTACCACTAACACAATCATTTAGAATACCAGCAAAAGTGCATGGATTAGCAATGGGTATTATTAATAGAATTAGAAACAGAATAGATAAAACATGGCAACCAAAAATAAATCAAGGCAGCTTACAAAGACATTACAATGCAGATACAATTGATATGTCATCAGGTGAGTGGTTAGTATTAGCTAGAACTAAACATTTATTAAAAGATGTAGAAGAATCTTTGTATCAACGTGGTTTGTATTATTCATCTAAATACAGAAGAGGCACAGAAAAAGATTTACACGAAGCAGCAACAGCATGGGAAGGTGGATTAAAAGGACAACCACTATCTTACAAACAAATAGAAAATATATCTAAATACATGAGTCCAAAACATTGGCACAAGAAAAAAATTAAAGGTATGGCAAAAGAATCTTTTTATACAATAGATCAACTTACAAAAGATTATGGTTTACAGATTAAAACAGTTTGGTTTGAAGCATTTGATGATGCTGGACAAACTAAAGTAGATTATTTAAGAAAGATGAGAGCAAATGGAGAAAGACTAAATGAAAAACCAAGAATAGAGTTATCTACTATACATGGTGCTAAAGGTGGTGAATCACAAAACGTTGTGTTGTTAACAGATCTAACACAAAATACTATGAAAGGTTACGAAAGAGATCCAGACGATGAAAACAGATTGTTTTATGTTGGTGCAACAAGAACAAAAGAAAACTTACACATAATAGAACCAAAAAAATATGAGAAGGGATATTTACTATGACACATAAAGATTTATTTAAAGGAACAACATACAATTCTTTAGAAGACCAAATCGGCGGTAAACATTATCGCAACATGAAAATCCAACCTGCAGAGTTTATAAACGAGAACAAGTTGCTTTTTGCAGAGGGCAATGCTATAAAATATATATGCAGGCATTCTGTAAAAGGAAAGAAGCAAGACATTGAAAAAGCTATACATTATTTAGAAATGATACTTGAAAGGGATTACGATGCAGACACCTCTATTTAAACCACAAACAGAATGGTTACCACCTGAAAATTTTCCAGACCTTTCTAAGTATGATGAAATTGCAATTGACTTAGAAACTAAAGACCCAGACCTAATAAAAATGGGGTCAGGATCTGTAGTTAATAAGGGTGATGTTACAGGAATAGCTGTAGCTGTACCAGGCTGGTCAGGTTATTATCCTATTGCTCACGAAGGTGGTGGCAACATGGATCGTAAAAAAGTTTTAACATGGTTTCAAGGTGTATTAGATACACCTGCAGATAAAATATTTCACAACGCAATGTATGACGTCTGCTGGATACAAGCGCTCGGTTTAAGTGTCAGCGGTAAAATTGTAGACACGATGATAGCATCGGCCCTTGTTGATGAAAATCAAATGCGCTATGACTTAAACAACTGTTCTAAAAGATACACTGGCAAAACTAAAAATGAAAGTGATTTATATCAAGCTGCAAAAGATTGGGGGGTTGACGCCAAGGCAGAAATGTATAAACTACCTGCCATTTATGTCGGTGCATACGCAGAAAAAGATGCAGAGATAACTTTAGAGTTATGGCAAGAACTTAAAAAAGAAATACTTTACCAAGATATACAATCTATTTTTGATCTGGAAACGGAACTTTTTCCTTGTCTGGTGGCCATGCGATTTCGTGGGGTTCGAGTGGACGTTCAAAAAGCTCATACAATGAAGCAAGAGTTAGCGCAACAAGAAGCCATGTTAATCCAAAAAGTAAAAAAAGAAACCAACATAGACACTCAAATATGGGCTGCAAGAAGTATTGCACAAGTTTTTGATAAACTAAAACTAGATTACGATAGAACTGAAAAAACACAAGCACCTTCCTTTACTAAAAATTTTTTACAGAATCACCCCCACCCACTGGTGAAACTAATTGCCCAGGCCCGTGAAATAAACAAAGCCCATACCACGTTTATTGATACCATATTAAAACATTCACATAAAGGTAGAATTCATGCAGAGATAAATCAATTGCGTTCAGATAATGGCGGAACTGTGACTGGTAGGTTTAGTTATTCTAATCCTAATTTACAGCAAATTCCTGCTAGAAACAAAGACCTTGGACCACGGATTAGGTCATTATTTATACCCGAGGAGGGCCATACATGGGGTTGTTTTGACTATTCACAGCAAGAACCTAGGTTGGTAGTGCATTATGCTGCTTTACAGAATTTATATGGTGTTGGCGATGTTTTAGATGCATACAACGATGGTGATGCAGACTTTCATGATATTGTTGCTGACATGGCAGAAATACCTAGATCACAAGCTAAGACTATAAATCTTGGTTTGTTTTATGGTATGGGTAAAAATAAATTACAAGCAGAGTTAGGTGTGTCTAAAGACAAAGCCGATAGTTTGTTTAAACAATATCACAACAGAGTTCCATTTGTAAAACAATTGATGGATAATGTTATGCAACGTGCACAAAACTCTGGTCGAGTAAGAACTTTACTAGGTCGACTATGTAGATTCCATTTATGGGAACCTAATCAGTTTGGTATACATAAAGCATTACCACATGATGCAGCGCTCATGGAACACGGACCAGGGATCAAACGTGCATACACATACAAAGCATTAAATAAACTTATACAAGGTAGTGCTGCGGACATGACAAAGAAAGCTATGTTAGAATTATACAAAGAAGGTATAATACCACATATACAAGTGCACGATGAACTTGATATATCAGTTAAAGATTCTGTGCATGCAGAAAAAATAAAAACCATTATGGAAGAGGCAGTCAACCTTGAAGTACCTAACAAAGTAGACTATGAATCTGGACCAAATTGGGGTACAATAAAATGAGGTTAATTTATGGCTTACTTAAATGCAAATATTCCTGTACAATACGCACAAATAAGGAGAGAATATTTATATGACTTACAAAAACATCATGGAGAAGTTGAAGACTGTATTATCTTTGGTCTTAGCTGTATTTCAGGTCGCGCTATCTTATGGCATGCTATTATGGAAAACGGTGCAATCTTTTATCGTCTCCCAATTACGGCTTTTATTCAACGTGGTTATGAACCCAAGTCTGTTCCCTCCAAAAGACTTGATGAACTGGAGCTTTGGAATTCTTTTAGTTATTATCCTGCTGTTACTACTTATGATATTTTAAGTGGTCAACACGGAAAATATATAGGTAAAGATAAAAAATGGCACGAAGGTAAATATTTATTTACCGTTGACTTTGCACATCCAGAGAGTAATATACTAGATACGGAACATTCTGAAGTACCGCACGAACATAAGTGCGCTCACATAATTGCGTTAGATAACGGCAATTTTGCAGCACAACCTAATAATAGATGTATATGGGACTTACCTTCTTTTACGGTAAAAGATAATATTCCTGATTGGAAGGTACAAACCAACGAATGGAACGTAGAAGATACGGGTCAATGGAAAACAGAAGATACGGATAAGTTCTTCTATGAGATTGAGGAAAAAAAACATGATTAAAAAATTAATTGAAAAAATTTTTGGTAAGTTTTGTAAATGCAAAGATGAACATATAGAATTTTATGAAGATTTACCAAAAAAAGAAATAAGGATAGTTTGTGAAAAACACCCAGATGGAGTAAAAAAAACTTGTCCTTCTTGTAGACAGGTAGCGTAATAATGGAGTGTTGTAGGATGAATTACTATTTCACAGGAATATTAATTATTCTATTTGTGTTGTTAGCATTTATGCAACCAGCATATCCGGGTTCTACTCAAACAAATACATCTGGATCTAACACAGCTATCGAAGGTGGATATACATCTACCGCGACTACAACATATCAATCTGGATCTAGTTCTAATAGTACAACAAACAGTACAACAAATTCAAACATAAGATCAGCACCACCAAGTTCTAGTGCACCATCTTACAACTCTATGACGCAAGACGTTTGTGCTGTGGGTGGATCTTTAGGTGTACAGACATTTGGTCTTGGTATTAGTGGTGGTAAACATTTTATAGATAAAAATTGTGAAAGATTAAAACTAGCAAGAATACTTAATGATTTTGGTATGAAAGTTGCAGCTGTTGCAATACTTTGTCAAGATGAAAGAGTATTTGAATCTATGATACAAGCAGGAACACCTTGTCCAATAGATGGTAAGATTGGTAAAGAAGCAGAAAAACTTTGGTCTAAATATGACAATGAAAGACCAGACTATGACATATATGTAAAACGTATGAAAGCTAGAGAGAAAAAAGAAAAGAAAATAGCAAGAGATGCGGCACTAGCAGAGAAAAAAAGATTACAAGAAGAAGCAAAAACTACAAAAGAATTTGATAAGGTAGATAAAGATATGAAGAAAAAAGTTATTTTACCTAAGAAAAAACCTGTAAAATGGGAATCACCTAAATGAATAAAAAACCTTTAAATATATCTGAAGAAGCAGCTGTACAGATGCCGATGAAAACGGTTGCTAGCTTAATTTTACTCGTCGCAGCCGGCGTGTTCGCATACACCGAGTTGACTGCAAGATTAGTATCGTTAGAAACATCACGTGAGCTGTTTGAAAATGATTTGTTAAAAAAAAGTGAGCAGATCCCTACGGACCAAGAGCAACATTTTTTACTTGAGGATCTTTATAAAAGTGTAGAACAAATTGAAACAAGAATTGAAGACATGATGCATAATAAAGTTAACATTCAATTCTTACAAAAAAATCAGGAAAAAGTTTTAGAGGATCTTGAGGCTTTAAAAGATAAAGTAAGAGCAAACGGTAATGGACATGAATGAGTCTTATAATGCATATGATAGAGAATGGATAAAAAGAGCATTAGATCCTTCTACTCCAACTACAGAGGCTATGGAAACTGTAAAAACAGCAAGTGGAGAGTATCAAGGTAAAGAAATATTGTTTCCTACAATAAGAATGATAGAGGGTAAATTAATTAATTTAGGAGAAAAAGCAATGGATTACGCAATAGAAAAAGGAGACTTCATATCTTTTAATACCCCTGATGAAGCTAAAGCTTTTTCTACTGGTTTATCTAGTATGATAGATTTAGCAAGAAATACTAACAAAGCGATTAGATATGACTGAAATGGTAATAGCATTATTGATGATTATTAACGGAGAGATTAAAGAAGCACGTATCCAAACTTCAATGTCTGAATGTTTAAAAGGGGCACGCGTAGCTAAACGTCAATTAAAACCTGACGGCAAAGTTAAATATCAATGCATAAAATCTATGGCAGAGTTAGAAGATAACATAGATGGCAGTAGAAGTATTAAAAAACTTATACTAGAATGAAATGGCTAATACCATTTTTGTTTTTAATTACAGCTGCACAAGCTGATAGTATTACAACAGGTAATTTATTACCTAATGGCACAGGAGCCGCATCTAACCTACAATCAGTAGATACTAACATTCCTAATGTACAGTCAAGCTGTTCATCATTTACATCTGTTAATACTACATGCACAAATCAAAATTGGAATTACCAAGAAGTAGAAGTTGGTAGCACATCGTCAGGCACAGGTAGTTTAAATTATACCGGTGATTTAGTTGGCGTTACAACAGGTAGTGAGACTACAACACAAAATATGTTAGACAATGGTATAACATTAGATTCTACTACAGTTGTACAAAATTGTGAATGGTCTGGATCATCTTCTCAATGTGGTCAATCTAGATCAGGAAGAGATACATTTAAAACAACGGTAAAAATATTAGATTCTGATGGTGAGGTGTTATCTCAAGTAGATCAAATAAGAAATACAGACTCAGGTTATTATGCAAATGCAGATAAATATACAGATCAAGTTATATACAATGGCATTGGCTCCAATCAATTTGATTGGACTTGGACTGGTATTGATAATGGATCTCCATTAGTTGATTTAGGTGGACCTAACTTGTTAGGCGCTAAACTGACTATGACATATGACAATACAGTTATAGCAAATGAAATTATAGAAGAGATAGAAGATATATTTGAAGAGTTACAAGAAGAGATATTTGAAGAATTTACATTTGAGTATATTGAAGAAATGTTTGAAGAGTTTACACTTATAGCACCACCTATGGAAGAAATTATAGAAGAAGAATTTGAAGAAATGACATTTGAACCAATGTTAATTGTTATGGAAGAAATGCCCATGGAAGAAGAAATAATTATGGAAGAAGAAATAATTATGGAAGAAATGCCTATGGAGGAAGAAGTAAGCACTTCTTTTTTTTCAATGATGTTACCACAAGAGGAAGAAATATATGAAGAAACAGAAGAAATAATTGCAAGTTTCTTACCAATGGTTTCTCAAGAAGAGGAGACTTTTACAGAAGAAAAAATTATTGAAGAAGAAATAGTAGAAGAGATAGTAGAGGAAGAGCCAACAGAAATGGTTGAAGAAGAAGTTGTAAAAGAAGAATCAACAGAAATGGTTGAAGAAGAATCGGTTGAAGAAAAACCTACTAAGATGGTAAAACAAACAAATGAAAAAAAAGAAATTAAAGAAAAGAAACCTACTAGCGAGACTGCTAAAAAGTCCACTGTTCAGACTAAGAAGCTTGCCGAACAAAAAAAAATACAACAGAAAAAAGCTATCGTTAAAAATATTGCAAGAGTAATGGAAAAAGTTGATAAGGATATAAAAAATATATCTAAAAATCTACAAATAAAAAATATAATTAAAATGGAAGCAATGACCACGGACCAAGTATCATTAGATTCTTATAATGTAGCATTTTATGCACCAAAAGACATATATTTAGATCAATTAAACCTTATAGATAATAGGGTAATTTATTCAAATAAGAGTCTTGCAACGTATATCCAAAATGATAAGATGGAGATTAAAGCAAGAAAACTTCAAGAGATTAATTCAAGAAAACAACAGATCTTATTGGAGTTGGAGGTACTACAAAATGGATAAAATTAAAAATCAATTAGCAGGTGTTGCAGCTTTACTAGGTGTTATTGCAGCAATTGGTGGTGGCTTTGTTAAATATGGTGAAGTCATGACTAAATTAGAAGTATTAGAAGCAAAAGAATCAGCAGATTACTCTTCACAAATTGCAGTGTTAGAAGAAAAAGTTGAAGCATTAAGTGTACAACATGGTCATACAAAAATTTTAGTTAACGAAAAACAAATAGAATTATTACAAGTACAAATAGAAGAGTTAAAAGCATCTTCTTCCAATCCACTAGCAAATTAATGGCTATTAAAAAAACAATAAGATTTAAAACAGAAGTTGTTAATGGTGTGTGTCCAGAGTGTAGTGAAGAAACACTTTTAGTATCAGTTGTGCCAGAAATATATAAATGCACTATATGTGGTGAAAATCTTAGACAACACATCAATGGTAGAATTAGTTATATACCGGCTGTAGCATTATCAGAAAAAGAAAAATCAGAATTAGTGTTAAAAGATGGCCAAGAAGTCTAAAGGTTTATACTCAAAAGTAGATCACGAGCCTGTGTTTCATAAAACAAGCATAGGTAGAAATCCTAGTCTTGCAAAAATGAACAAAAGTAAGCGACGTATGTTTAAAAAATATGTTGGACAAGGGCGTTGACAAACATCAATTAATATCCTATATAGAAAGAAAAGAAAGGTATATATGAAAACAGTAACAATAAACGTAGAAGGCGCATCACAAAGTCAGTGGTCAACATTTTTATTAGAGTTAAATTTAATGAAAAAAGCATGGAAAAGATATGGTGTAAGTGCAACATTAAAAGCACCGAGTATAAATAAAATTATAACGTTAGGAACAACACATGTTGAATCTACAAGAAAGAATAGACGAAGCGGCAAATAATTGGAATAAAACTAAAGACCCAAAATATAAAGATCTTTGGTATAAACTAATAAAGGAACATACAAATGGAATTAATAATACTAAACGACGGATTATATCAATTAATTCCGTTGTCAAAGCAAATGATGGAACATGTGTCTTTATTGGAACCAGTAAATTGCATGGATCTGTGCGAGATACTAAGACTAAAACTAACAGGCTACGTTGACACGTTAAACCTGCACATCATGAAAGATGGCAGCGGTAGTTTGATTGGTTGTATGTGTAGATAAAATTTTGATGATGAAAAGGACCTCCGTCCAAGTAATGCTACGCGCTAGCCTCTGTACGGCAACCTATGAAACCGCAAGTCCGGTGGAGGTGTGGAGCCTTTGGCCCTGTAAAAGTACGTGCACGGAAATTACAGGGTTTAGTATGAATACACCTATCCAAAGAGAGAGTAAGATGGATAGGTTTAATTGTGGTGAGAAGATTGAGCCATAACACAATTTAGACACATTGTCAAATACTTGCATCTTCTTTACAACTAAACGCAGTAAAAACCTTATTAGTGTCTACAAAATCTGTATTAAATTCTTTTAGTAATATACTAGAATGATCATAACCATAATACGCACATTTATGGTAAGTATCAAACTCTCTTATTGGTGTATCTAAAAGCTGACACTCATTACCAGGGATAGCGCTACATAAAAACATTATTAACACAAATTTTGTCATTGACTTTTAATATTAATCTCCTATATTATCATCATAATTAAATGAAAGGAATTATGACGGATATAACTAAATACAGAAATGTATCATTAACACATGAGACATACAAGAAATTGATTGAGCTATCGAAGGTCTTATTGCCCGATGCCAAATTGTCAATTAGTAAAACCATTGAATCAATCGCAAATGAGAAAGTGAAAAAATTAAATGGAAAAATTAAAAAAAGCTAAAGTAAAAATACACATATGTCCTACCTGTAAAGGTAATGGATATGTTAAGGTAGCAAGTTTAGAGAAAGATGAGTCAACAGTGCATCAGTGTTGGGACTGTGATTCGGAAGGAGAGTTTTATGAAATCGATGATATGGGTTGGATTGATGATGGTGTTTCTGACAGCTTGCACTAAACATATGGATATGAATCCATGGACTACAGTAGTTAGAATGGCGGTACAACATGGCGCACAGTAAACATATAAAAGGTGATCGTGCAGAATTAATTGCTGCTGAATATTTTATTAATTTAGGATATTCAGTGCATCGTAATATGTCACAACATGGACCTGTTGATTTGGTATTGATTGATGAAAATGGCGTCGGTGATGTAATATTAGTTGATGTCAAAGCATTGAGTTTACGTACAAAGAATGGTTATAAAGTTAATAGATCACAAACTAAAAAACAAAAAGAATTAGATGTACAACTAATTTTTGTAGATCTTGACACAAAAGAAGTGTTAGATGTTATGCCAACTAAACGAGATAAACAAGTAAAAAAAGTGGACATGACTAACGTTGTACCATTTGAAAGGAAAAATGTTTGATAAATATATTTATAATTTTTTAAATTTTGTATACCATTGGTCAACAAAATTAACTTCGTGGTCATGGTGTAAATTATATAGTGA